TCTCGGGGTCCACCGAGCAGGCAGCGATCAGCGCCGGAGCGAAGGTGTCGATGTCGAACGATGACCCCTCCGCTCGCTGGTCGGACTTCGGTGGGTGCTTGGCCACCAGCCGGTCGTACGCGCGCATCCCGATCGCCTGGTACTTCAGCGTCACCTCGGTGGTGCCGCCGTTGCCGTCCGAGAGGAAGAGGGAGAACTCGGTCGTGGACCGGGGCTTGTTGATCAGCTGATCCAGGGTGGCGCGCTTGTCGGACTCGGACTGCTTCTGGCGCGCTTCGGCATTCTTCGCTGCTGCAGAGGTGGGCATCGGGGACTTCCTGGTCGACGGTGTAGTCGATCCGATGCTATCCCTACTACGTGACGGCGTAGTCCTCATCCGGCTCGACGTTGACCGAGCACGACGCAGTGAACGTGAGCACCGTGTTGGAGCTCATGTTCGCCATCGTCCGCGAGGTCACCGTGACCGTCCAGACTTCCACGATGTCGCCAGCGATCGGCAGGTTGTCGGCACCGGTGCCACCGAACCGAGCGATCACGAAGGTGCCCGGGGTACCACGCGGGAGGGTGTCCCAGGCGGTGTCGTTGCCGTCCTCGTCGTCTCGGTAGAAGTCCGCGTCGAAGGTCGCCGCCGAGGTGCCAGGGGTGCTGGTCTCGAACAGGGAGTCGAACGCGGGCGTGGGCACCGTGTTGCCTCGCGAGGATGCGTTGAGGCTGATGCAGAAGCCAGTCAGGTCCACAGCGCCAGCGATCTGCGTGACAGTCGGCTTCTGGCCGGTGACGGTGCCGCCGGGGATGAACCCGATCCAGGTGTTTTCATTCGGGATGATCCGGGCCATCAGTCAGCCTTCCTCGTGGTCGTCTTCTTCGCGGGAGCCTCGGTCTCCTCCTGTGGCTCTTCGCTACTTCCATCATCTGCGCGCGTCCAGCCGTTTCGCTCCCAGGTGGGCAGAGCAGACGGCATGCACTGGCCGGTTTCGCCATCCTTGGTGATGCTGATGAGTCGTGACATGTGCTATCCCTTCGTGACCCAGACCTCGAACGAGTCTGCCTGTGTGAAGTAGTCCGGATAGGCGGAGCCGATCCGGTTCGTGTTCCCGATCGCGACGCAGGTGGTCTTCTGGATCCGCCACTTCCCGGTCGGGGTGTCGATGGACTCCCTGGCGATGTTCGTCAGGTTCATCCGCATCCGGTCCGCCAGCGCCTCGGTCTGCTTCCGGGAGATCCCGGCGTAGGACACCGCGTAGGCCAGCCGCCAGTCCTCCTGACTGCTCCCCAGAGGTCCCGCAGGGGCCTGCAGGGAGGCTGCACCAGGCGACAGGGACATCCACGGGGTGAACGTGGTGCCGGGGGCGTTCGGCTCCCCCTGCCACCCGTACGGAGTCCCTGGAGCGGCGTTGTCCCCCACCGGGAAGCCCTCGACCGTCAGCTCGTCCAGGAGACGGCTGCTGATCGGTCCTCGGGAGATGGAGCTAGGGGGCATTGGCCTTGATCACTTTCACGTTGGCTTCTGCTGCCATCGTCCCAAGGGAGTCCACCCATTCCTCGAAGGCGGGCCGTACGTACGGCTGCGGCTTGGTGCCCGGGTGGTGCACCAGCCTGGTGAAGACCCGTCTGCCGCTCACCTGGAAGACCAGGACCTTGTTGCCCGGCTTCGGCCTGATCTCGTGCGGCTTGGTCCCGAACTCCACGTAGTTCGCGTACGGGGCGATGTTCAGGTTCGGGCCGATCGTGACCTTGTCGCCCTCCACCTGGATCCCGAGCGAGGTCCGCAGCTTCCCGGTCTTCACCGGCACCCGGGACTGCATGTCGGCCAGCAGCTCGTTGGAGCTGGAGATCAGCACCTGCTGGGTGGTGACACCGGACTGCTTGGCTGCCTGGTTCAGGGCGTTCGCCAGCTTGCTGATGTCGGCCTGGCCTACCGCGCCCATCAGGGTAGGAACCTCTGCGGCTTGTTCGCCCGGCTGGCTCCAGCGTTGAGGAGCTTGGCGTGCTGAGCATCCTCCTGGGCCATCGCCCGTGGGAAGCCCCGGGACATGGTGCCCTGCTGTCGTCCGACCTGACCGGCAGCCAGCCGGTGCACACCCGCATGGCTTCGGAGCTTCATGGACAGATCGGTGCTCTTCGCCGGGTCGAAAGACTTCAGCGCACCGGCCAGCTTCGGAGCCATCTTGGTGTAGCTCTTGCTGATCCCGTGGTCGACTCCGAAGGCACTCAGCATCACATGATCCCGGTGACCTCGAAGCGGCGGGTGGCGCGCAGCTCCCCGGCCTTGGCGATGGTCTGGATCTCGTACCGCTTCCCCACCATCTGGGAGTCCTGGGGAGCGGTCAGGATGGTCACCTCGTCGTGGTACAGGATGATCGCCGGGGTGTCCCAGGGGATCGAGAGGTTCGTGGACATCTGGTAGATGTCGGCGTCGGCCACGATGAACGAGGAGGAGTTGGCCACCTCCCAGATCCGGCAGGGCCCCTCGTAGATGAGCGTGGCCAGTCCCTCCGGGGTGTAGACCAGGGTGTCCTCGTCGTAGCCCTCGGGGATCTCCTTGCGGTGGATCTGGCAGGTGTACTCCATCACCGCGGTGGCTCGCGCGCGCACGTACTCGCGCGACTGCGCGGTGATCGGGCTAGCCATGGAAGCCTGCGTCGTAGGCCTTGCGCTTCTTCCCCGGCAGCACCGGACGAGTGATGCTCTCCTCCAGCTTCCCGCCACCGGCTCGGTGCAGCGCACCAGCCTGCTGGAGCCTCTTCAGGCGTCCGGCCTTCCCGAGCTTGGCGGAGGTGGCCAGGTGCTCGACCAGGTTCCCGGCCTTGTGGATGTGGGTGATCCCGAACGCGCTGATCATGGCAGCACCCGCCCACGCTGACGGTTCAGGCTGGCATGCCCAGTGAGGAAGGCTTGGGCGCGCTGCTTGTGGTACTGGCCTCCACCCTCAGCGCCGCTGTACTTCCCAGCATTACCAGCGGCACGACGATCTGCCACGTAATGCCGCTTCAACTTCCCAGACATGGTGTTGTTGGCCATGATGCTGCGATCACGACCAGCACCCACTCGCATCAGAGATCGCTCCATGCTGCCGCTGAATGCCTTGGAGACGGTGTGCTCCACACCGAACGCGCTGATCATGGCTCCACGATCCGCTCGTACTCGGGGACGTTGTTGACCCCGACCTCCTGGTCGGGTGGGTAGACCCCGCCGTACTCCTGGGGTCCCGCCTCGATGTCGTCGTGCATGCCCTTGCCGAACGAGAACGGCTTGGTGCCAGGCAGCAGCCCCTCGTTGGGGGTCATCCCACCAACGTCCGGGTAGCCCCCAACGTGGAGCTGCCTGTCCTGCTCGCGCAGAGAGGAGGCGAGTGCCCGGTACTGGTCACCGACCTGACCGAGCGACACGCTCACGCCGTCCGCCGAGTAGGACGCCTCGCGTGCGTAACGCGCCGCGATCGTATCAGCGAGCACCGCCGCTACGTACTCGTGAGACCCGTACAGCGGGTACCAGGTGTCGTAGGCGTAGGCGATCTCCTCGTCGGTGATCAGCCACTCGCCAGCAGCATGCGGGTCGGTGTCCTGGAGCAGGAACCGGATCGTGTCCTTGTCGGTGACTCCGGGTGCGTCGTAGGTGTAGGTGCCAGCCATCAGCGGGGCCTCTTCTTCTTCGGCTCCCTGTCGCTCAGGACCTTGTACCCCGCCGCGCCGCCCCCTCCCACCAGTGCTGTGCCGGTGATGCCCGGGTGCCGCTCCATGTAGCCGCCGACGCCCTTGATGCCCTTGCCCGCGCCGCTGCCGATCCCCTTCAGGGAGATGTCTGCCTCACCGATCCGGTGCAGGGCTCCAGCCGCTCTGACCGGGGCTGACGGCTTCGGCGGACCCTGGCCAGCGCTCGCCTTCTGGGCAGCAGAGGGTGCTCGCCCGCCCGGCATCCCGCGCATGATCCGCTTCGGGCGGTTGAAGAACTTCAGCGGGATCTTGACCTTGGAGACCTCCCCGAGGTCCCCATGGTCGACACCGAAGGCCGAGTGCATGTCAGTACTGCTTCCTGCGGTTCCCCATCATCGCCGCGCCGCCACCGAGACCAGCGGCTGCGCCACCGGCAGCGATGCCACCGGTCAGACCAGGCTTGGCAGCCGCGAACTGGCTGGTCTTCTTCAGACCCTGACCCACCTTGATCAAGCCACCCTTGGCAGCACCAGATCCGAACTTGCCCGCCGGGACCTTGTTGGCCAGCTGGCCCACGTTCTTGGCCCCCAGACGTGCGGCTCCGCCGAGTGCGCTGCCGAGCCCACCGAAGCCGAACTTCTCGATCTCGCCGTAGTCGCCGTGGTCAACACCGAATGCGCTCTCCATCACTCCTCCAGGAGTCCCTTGCGGCTGCGACCGTCTGCTTCGAGGGCCAGAACACGCTCTTCGTCACCGGGGTTCCCAGCCAGGTAGGCCTTCACCTCGGTCACGGTGTGGTCAGACGGGTCGAAAGTGGGCTCTGCGGGGTCCTCAGGCTCCAGGTCAGCCTCACCCTCCCCGGACGTGGCTGAAGCCTCCAGCGTCGGTTCTGGAGTCGTCTCGGGGTGGGTGAGGACATCTAGGTCGACCTGCTCGTCGTGCTCGTCGTACGGCTCGGGCATCTTCAGCTGGACACGGGTCCGGTTCAGGTACTCCTCCGCCTGCTCGCGCGTGCGGATGTGGCCGTGCCAGTGCCGGGGCCGGAGCGCGTCCTCTTCGAGGACCGGGATGACGAACCGGGCCCGGACCATGGTCTCGATGTTGTTGGCTTCCTCCTGCGGGAAGTCCTCACCGATCTCGTACGGCTCGCCCCGGTAGGTGAAGTTCTTGGCCGCGAGGAAGGTGATCCCATCGTTCGTGTACAGCTGGCTGGGCATCTGTGCTCCTAACAGAGACGGGTCGTGGGCCGAAACCCACGACCCGTCATCAGAGTAGAACCGCCTACGCCACCGCGTTGGCCAGGAAGATGCCCATGTCCTTGGCGACGATCCGCTGGTCGTAGGTCATCTCGCCCTCGATGCGGTCCGCAGCGATGGGCTCCATCCGGAAGTTCTTCATCCGGACGCCGTAGCTGTTGCCAGCCAGGTACCCGTTCCAGGTGAAGGTGTAGCCAGCCGCAGGAGTCATCAGGGACGGGCTGCTCGGGGTGTAGCAGAGCAGCGCCGACTTGCTGTTGGACATGAACTGGTAGGTCGCCGCAGCGTCCTGAGCTCGAGCATCGTTGATCTCGGCCACGTTGGTCACCGTCGCGTAGGAGACCAGGATCTTCTCCACGTCGAACAGCGACGCGAGCAGGTCGGTGGTCACCACACCACGCTGGGTGTACTTGATCCGGTCGATGATGTCCGGGTGGTTCTTCAGCTGGGTGATCGCGCGCGCCCCGAGGACCATCGTGTTGGCCTTGCGACCGCTCTGCTCCACGAAGTTGGTCTGCAGGTCCGCGAACTGCACGATCGGGTCTGACGCCGGGTCGCTCCACTGCAGGAACTGGCCAGCCCCCACCGTTCCGGTCACGCCAGTGAGGTCGGTGCCCCACTTGCCGGTGGCGAAGAAGTTGGAGTTCCAGTCCAGGTCACGGCGCAGCAGCAGCTGGTTGGTGACGAAGGTGGTGGCGTCGGAGTCGAGCTTCCAGTTCGAGTCCGCGTTCGCACGGATCTGGTCGTCGATGTCCTTGTGGACCGCCCAGACCTCGCAGAAGTACTGCCCCGTGTCGACCTTCCAGCCGACTCCTGCCGACTCGGTACCGGGCGCACGCTTCTGCGCGTCCGTCCTGCGCCAGTCGGACTTGGAGTACTTCCAGTACAGATCGCTCTGCTTCTGCACGGGCACCCGCGGGAACACCTTGTCCGCGATGAACTGCGCCTTGTCCTGCATGTAGGCGACAGAGACGTTGGTGAGCGGAACATTGACGTGGAGATCGCTCTGAGTGGGGTTCGGCATGGCTTAGCTCCTCTCTCAGCGATCCAGGAGAACGTCGATGAGTTCTCCAGCGTTGGCGGATGTGGACAGTGCGATGCCGACAGCGTTGGTGGCCCCTGCCACCGCAGCCTGGCCATCAGCACTGGAGGCGACCTTGGCCCCCGCAGTGATCGGCACGTCGCTGACCACCTTGGTGACGCCGTGGTAGCCGACCGTGGCGGCTTGGCCCGGACCCTGGGGCTTGTTCTGCAGCACCCCGATCGCGCCTCCAGACCCGTCTGCGAGACCGACCTGGTGTACCCCGGTCACCATCACGAAGTGGTACTGCTTGCCTCCGTGTGGTGTGGGGGAGCCGGGCTGGCCTGGCACCCCCGTGTAGATGCCGATGGACGCATCCGCGTTCAGCGAGATGGACCGTAGGCTCTCTTCGTAAGCCATGAGCTACTTCCCTCCTACCGGCTCTGCTGCGAGCGGATGTACTCGTCGTAGGCGTCCGGATTCTGGTCGAACACCGTATTGACTGCTGAGACGGCGTCGAAGTTCTCCGCCTTCCCGAACACGTCGTAGGCGTGAGCCTCGACCTGGCTGTAGACATCGGCGTTGTCGCCGCCGCCCTGGTACCCGGTCTCCTCGAAGATGATCTCGCCTGCGGTCTCCAGGCACTTCGCGATCACCGCGCAGTCCTCGTAGCTCATCGTCTCGGCCATCCGGTAGAGCACCGGGCCGAGCTCGTCGGGCTGGATCGGCAGGTTGTACTCCGCCGCCTTGGAGATGTACTCACGGGTGAGCCGGAGGTCGCGCTCGGACTTGGCGATCAGCTCCGCGTTGTGCTGAGCCTGCTCCAACTCCTCGACCCGTCCCAGCGCCTTCGCGATCACCGCGTCGCGGTCCCGATCGCTGAACGCCTTGGAGAGCTCCTCCATCACCGCGGCACTGAAGCTGCCGGACTGCGGGGGCTGGAAGAAGGCACTCTTCCCGACCTCTGCCATCTCCAACTGCTGCTGTCCCGCGTCCTGGTCCTCGTTGTCCTCCGCACCATCGTCCTCGACGAACTCGTAGGCCTGGCCTTCGTCGTCGAACACGATGTCACCGAACTCCAACTGGTCCTCATCGAGGGGCTGGCCCTCCTGGTTGTAGAGCTGGGGCATCTCTTCCTCCTCTGGAGCCCGCTTCGCGATGACGAACCGGCTGTACTGGTTCGCTGCCTTGTCGACGGTGGAGATCTCGTCGATCTCCATGTCGGTCAAGTTCCGTACCGGTCGTGGCATCTCATCTACCTCTAGTTCTCAGTCTCACGGTGCTGTCCACTCGGTGTCTCACTCATGGTCGACGCCGAACGCCGACTTGGAGACCTTCTTCTTCTTCCCATGCGCACTGGCCGCGTAGTAGCCAGAGGCAGCACCACCGACCGGACCGGCCAGCCCAGCGCCTGCTCCGATCGCAGCGTGCTTCACCTTCTTGCCCTTCGGAGCGATGATCCCGCTGGCCGTGGCACTGCCGACTGGACCGAAGACTCCGCCCACTGCTCCGCCTACCGCACCCCTCTGCTCTCGCGACAGCTTCTCGATCTCGTAGTTCTTGGCGTACGGCTGCCAGGAGCCCTTGCGCTTCTGGTGGATGGCGTGGGCTCCACCGAAGGCGGCACCGGCAGCACCCAGCGCGAGACCGGCCTTTCCGGCGGGCTTGCGCACGGCCTTGACTGCTTCCTTCGTGAGCGGCATCGCCTTGAACGGCTTCCCGTGCACGACTGACCGGCGGTAGTGCTCCTTGCCGCTCTTGCGGGTGACCTTCTGCTGGACGACCGAGGGCTCCTGGACGACCCGGGGCTTGAACTCCTTCTTGGCAGCGCTGACCGTCTTCCCGGCCTGGTTCAGGCCGATGTGGGTGGCTCCCAGCCCGCCCGCGATGGCCGCGCCCTCGTACGCGCGCGAGCGGTTCATCCGGCTCTTCTCGGAGTCGAACCTGCTGCCCATCGGGTGCCAGGGCTTCTTGGTGTCGGCCTTCGAGATCTCCCGGTCGATCTCCTCGGTGGTCAGCGCATGCCCCTCCTCACCGAAGAAACCCATCTCCATGCCCAGTGACTTCGCCATCGGTGTCGCCTGCTTCCGTCGTTTCGACTCTGCGGAGTAGATGCTCGCCTGGTTGAACCCACCCACGCCGCCGATGCCACCGGAGACGATCCCGGTGTTGATCGCAGCGTTCTTCATCCCCTGCGGGGTCGCACCCTTCAGCTTCGGGATCTTCTGGATCGCCTTCAGCGCGCCCGTGTTCTTGTGTGCCAGGACACCAGCTCCGGT